AGTCGTAGCCTTGTTCTTTTAGTTCTGGTATCTTGTCTTTAAGTTCTTTGCGTTGTTTTTCTGTGCGAACAACATATGGCTTTTCGAGATTGGACAGATCAAAGCGACCAACGTATTGCCCCTGTGCAATATCTTCGCCATAAATATTCTTGCCCTTCATAATGCTGCCAACAGTAACGTAGTCACCGCCGGGAGTTACGTGGACAGATACATCTTTACCTAGACCGCCAACAAACTGTCGCTGCACATTTGGTGCTGTGAGAATTTTACGTGCTGCATCACCCTTGATGGTTTTCTCAAAGTTCCTGCCGATAGAGCGTAGGCTTGCATACTCAGATGCAATCTCCGGGTCAAGAGTAAAGTAAAATCCCTCACCAAGAAACTGGTCATTTGTACGAGCAAAGTTAATATCAAAGAAAGGTTCGTCAGCCCCCCTCGCACTGGCCGTACCATGATATCCGTACAGTCGATTTGCATCTGGCTGTGGTGGAAGCATTGCACGTTCTGTCTCTGGTAGGTCATCGTACAGAGTACGAAGAGGAGATTTTTCTGTAGTTACATTTAATGCACGTGCTGTTTGGGTAGCAGTTTCTTCTACAGCACCTTCTACTCCTTCTTTGATGCCTTTCTTTGCAATGTCTGCGGCAACCTTTACGCCGGGAATTAAACCAGCAACAGTGAGGGCAGTGTATGCACCGCCCATTCCCATCTTCTTAATGTCGCCTTCTTCGTATCCGGCAGCAATAAGTTGTTTAATTAGTTCTGCGTCTTCTGGTAAATCTGCAACAGCCTTGGCTGTGCCGACAATAGGAGCAACATCCGTACCCAAGTCAACCGCTTGAGACATGCCTTCTTTGAAAGTTCCCTCTGCAGGTTTAACCTGACCAAAAGAAAATGGATACTTTCTTTTGACCTGTTCCTCAGAAAGACCTGTTGCTTCTGCTACTTCTTCTACAGACTTAGATTCCATTTACCTCTTCCCGAAGCATTTTAAGTTTACGCAATGTAGCAACAGCACCCTGTGATCTATGCATTAGGATACTGTTGTCTGATTGTTCTAGAGCCTTATGCTGTTGCTCTATCAACGCATCAATGTAACTACTGAACGCTTCCCACTGGCGGTTGTTGTTGACCCACGGCTTGAGTTTGCTCAATATTTGTTGGTTGTGCATTTCCACTAAATCCTTGTTCACCCGGCACCGGAACTTGTCCCATACCTATATTGCCGCCACCTGCACCGGAGGTGTCCATCGCATCCGCACCTGCTGGCGCAGGCTGTTGCCCTTCGGGCAGCGGTGCTTGGAACTCCTTCATCATCTCTGCTTGCAGGGCAGCTTCACTCATATTGTTGGTAACTTTGTCGGGGTCAAGGTCAAGAGACTTTGCAATCTCACGAATGACATATTGGAACTTCGCAAATGGTGCAAGCGCAGGATTGCTTGCAATCTGCAGGAACTGCATAAGCCGCTGGCTACGCACTTCGTTCTTCATCAGGCTGTCTGTGCCACGTGCTTTGACTTCCAAGTCACCCTTGATGTCTGGGTCAAAGTCAAACTGCATGTTGAAGCGGAAGAAGCCTTCACCAAGAGGACGCAGAAGATAGTCGTCTACGTTCTTGATAACAGTCTTGATGCTACCACTGGCAGCACCCATAAGCATAGAAATACCAGAAGCTGTGCGACCTACCCCAGTAACACCCGTCTGCCCATGAGCAAAGGACGGCAGACCAGTGGACTCATCAGCAAGCACACGCGCTTTGTCAAACAGCATCATATTTTCAGATGAAACATTGGGAAACTTTGTACCAAAAATAGCCTGACCCGGTGCGCCACCCTGACGGCGGAACACCTTGCCCGGATACAGCGACAGGTCTTGTCCCGGCACCAGATTAGTCTCATCTACTTCTACAATCAGGTTGCCTGACAGCACAGCGTTGTCTACAGCCATACGCATGAAGCCATTCATCAACGTCTGCGTGTCGTCCATGTTCTCTGCAATGCCTACACCAAAGAAGCTGTAAGGGTTCAGTTCATACGGTGCAGCTACATACGGAATCTTAGCTGGCTTGAACGGATTGAGAACCATGCGAATGAGTTTGTTATTCAGCACCCATACGTTTGCTTGCAGTTCATCAAAGTCTTTCAGTTCATCTGGAATATCTACGCCATTCTCTTCCAGCATGTCGGTATCGACCATGCCCCAATACTCAAGCACCTCAAAGCGGTCAATGCCATGCTCCGGTGCGTAGTCGGACAGGTCGTCTTCCCAATACTTCTTATCGTAGTTCTCGCCCATCATAATACATTCGTCAATGACTTGACCACGGAAGTATGGGCGTTTCTTGAGATTACGCAGTTGGGAGCGTGACAGCTTGTGACGCTCAATTACATATTGCGCCTCATCCATGTTATTGGAGTCAGGGTCTGGGTAGAAGTTCCACACAGACACATGGTCTACCTGCGGCACTGTTTTGAACAGCGGATCATATTCTCCGTCGTCATTCCAGTTTGCGTATTCTTTGTCTACAGCAAACGGGCCTTTCATAATGCCCGTGCCAAACAGAGCCATCTCAAACGAACTGCTACGCAGGTTCTTGTTAGCACCGGACTCTTCAAGCTGGTCGTGAATTTTCTTTTCCATCATCTTAGCCGCAACCATAGCTGGGCTAAACTCAATGGCGGTTGGGGTCTTACCCGGCCCTTCTTTCAGCTTATCTTCTACCGGCTGCAACTTTTCTGTAAGCGGCCCCAATTGTTCTACAAGCGACTGAGCCGTTGCACCTGCGGGAAGATCATTACCATCACCTGCAAAACCATACGGGCTTTGCATTTCTTCTGGCTCTTGCGGATCAAAGTGTACGTCCGCCACTACGCCTTCAGGAAGTTCTGTGGGTTCAATTGCTAGAGGAAATTTATTGTTGGCAAAGAGTACGTCAACAATTTGACCATAAGCGGCAAGTGTTTTAGTCTTGGTTACTTTAATAAAAACACGAGACTTTTCTGCTTCTGTAAACTGTACATCAGGACCATATAAACCCCGATAGTTTCGATACGCTCTAAGCCAACGCTCTTCATCTTGATAACGATAATCTTCAGCGCGGCGGTACCGCTCCATGATAAACGGAATGATGCCAGCAACGTCACTGTCTGCAGCTACGGAGTCATCTGTGTCCTCCAGAGCAATAGCGTCATCTTCAATCATGATTTCATCTTCTTCCATGTGTTTTTCCTTTAGTATCCAAACGTGGAGTCAGCTACCGGCATACCTGTTGATGGTCTGCCATGCGGGTCGTAGTCGAAAATAGAGAACCGGGGTCTGGACATAATCCCATACCGTAGCGCGTCGTAAAGGTGATCTTCAGACTTCGTATCAACGTCTTCTGGATTTTTCTTGTCCAAGGGGATGGACGGTAACTGTGATACGACATTTGTGCAGCTATCAAAGAATACAAGTCTAGGCTCCTCTGTAAATTCATCTATCTGTAGGCGACGGTGTATTTCGTTTTTACCAGCTACCCGGCTACCCCGGCTCCGATCAGATGGACGCCAACGGCACCCTTTGCTAATCATTTGCTCCGCAAGAGAAGGGCCAGTATCGCCACGCCTGTGCCAAAGACTGCTATCCAAAACACCATACTTAATGTTCCCATCTTCAGCCTCTAAGTCCAGTATCATATCAGCCAAGTCTGTGGCCAAGACCTTACTGACGTATAGTTCTCTATATACGATAAGCTGTTCATCAGGCGCAACAGCAAACCAAAGAACACCAGAATAACTCCCGTAACCATAGTCACATGCACGAAACTTGACCCAGTTGTTAGGGAGATGGAAAGGTTCCACAACATGTACAGTCCGATTAAACTCAGTAAATGCTGCACCTTCTTTGATGTCCCAATCACCTTCAAGAAGCTGCCTACGCTGCTGTTCAGGAAGCGAGAGGAGCATGGCCTCATAGTCTCCTGCTTGCGAAAGGTATGGGTTATCAGAAAGTCTTGCCGGGATAAAACGTCTCTTAAATAGAGATTTTCCTGCCTTGCTATGTCCAGCGGGATACTTGAGTACCTCTCCTGTTTCAATATCGGTTGCATCAAAAGACCTGTTGTACGGTGCGGGGTCAATAAACATTTTCTTAACCCACTGATGTCCTCGCCCACCGGGGTTAGTAGTGCCTCTCATAAAGATAGGCAAGTCAGGTGCAGTGGACCGTAGACGACTTCGCATGTAGTTCCA